GCGTTCGCGTCTGCTTTGGCAGCATTCGCGGCGGTCTCGTTTTCAAGGCTGGTCGCGCACTGGCTGATAGTCTGGCCCGGGTGGTCGGTCTCCCAGTCGCCAATATTGGTTTCAATATTAGTAAGTCTGGTATCCTGTGTCTGCTGCCATGTGTTGAAATCGTCGATGAGTTTTTTGTTCTGCTGAATAGCGGCATCCTGTGCAGTGTCTTTGGCCTTGATGTTCTCGATATCGGTCTTGTTGGTGGTATTGTCACCTTCAAGAGCCTTGATGCGGGTGTCCTGTGCGGCCTGCCCTTCCGTGTAGGTCGTGGTATCTACTTTGTGGTTTGCAAGGTCTCTTACCTCTTCCAGGTCGGCTGCGAGAGTATCACAGCGACCATTCAGGGCAGTATCAGCGTTGGCGCGTTCAAGCTCTTCCTTCTGCACTTCCTGCGCAATGGTCGTATCAGGGAAAGCATCATCCCAGTCCGACGCATTGCTTTCAAGGTCGGTCAGGCGGGCAGCGTGCTTTGCGATTTCTGCCGAATTGTCCGCGATGTTCTTTGCGTTTTTGCTGATGTTAGTGTTCTGAATGGCCTGTTCAGCTTTCAGGGCATCAATATCAGTCTTGTTGGCGGTGATGCGATTGCTCAGAGCGGTATCGGCTTCTTCACGGGCCTGTGCTTCGGCAGCGTCTGCCGCCTTATAAGCCGCGTCAAGCTCAGAAATAGCCTGCTTGCGGTCGGCAGTCTCCTGTGCAATAGCAGCGGCGTTTGCCTGCTCTGCGGCCTTTGCGCGGTCGATTTCGGCGTTCAGGCTGGCGGTCAGGTCGGTAATGCGGGATTCGACGGCATCAAGGCGTTCGCCCCACGCCGTCATTTCGGTCTCCCACTGCTGCACCTTTTCGTTCCAGCCGTTAATCAGGTCGGTAAACGTCTTGTTATCCTTCTGGAACTGCTCAACCAGTCGGGACAGGTCAAGCACAGTTTTCTTGAGGTCGGCGAACTGATAGTTATAGTCGGACGTTTTGACCCAATATTTAGTCTGTCCTTCCGGGTACGGGGGCAGCTGTGCGCCCTTCGGCACATAGCACTTAGAGGTGTAACAGCTGCCGTCATGGATGACAATGGTTAACGGCTCATATTCGCGCTCGTTGTCCCATTCCACGGGGTCGGCAAAAATCGGCACATACCGTTCACCGATGTACATAGACGTGCCCCCCTTGAACGGGGGCGGCGGGCACGGGTGCGGGGGGCATCCGTGCGGATGGCAGCAATCACCGCCCGGCGCGTGAGGTGCACAGGAAATAGGGAAGTCATTGCAATTACAGTTTGCCATAATGAAAATGCTCCTTTCTTAGTAGTAAACGACCAAATGCCCAAACCCGGGTTTATCGGGGTCAAGCAGGGTATCAAAGTGCAGGAACTTCCAGCTTGCGGGGATATAGGCGACAAAATGCCCGTCGTCGTCAAGACCAAAGAACACAAACCGTACCATCTGATAAATGATATCGGTCATATTGGTGTTGACCCACTCAAGAAACGTATCTTTGGTAAAGTCGCCTGCTTTCAGCTTTGCAAAAAGCTGGTCGGTTGCATCTTTCAGCTGCGCCGTCAAGATATCCAGACCATCAAGGCGGGTATCCTGCCCGATATCGTGCAGCCGTAGTGTTTCGGTGTTGTTCAATGCCTGCTTGAGCTGGTTCACCAGCCAATACAAGTCATACTGGTAATGGTCGCCGGGTGCAGCATAGGGGGGCGATGTCTGAAAGATAAAAGGGGTACTGATATCGGGTTTTTTCGTTTCGTCAGCCATAAGCTACTCCTTTCATAAAATCCCCCGCTTTCGCGGGGGTCAGTCAGTTAGTGTTTGCCGTTCAGCTGCGCAAGCAGCGCGTCAGCCTTGAGTGCATTGGTGGTGAAACTGTTGTTCTTCCACCATGCAATCAGGGCGGCGACGGTGGTAAAGCCAGCCGTTACCAGCTGTTCCAGCGTTTCCGATTCGATGGGCAGGGGGCTTTTGCCGCACGCGCTCAAAATCTGGTTGACGATGGCAAGGACAAGGACAAGGGTACGGGCAATAGTGCCTGCGGAAATATGAAGGTCGTTCATGGTTTTTCTCCTTTCAATTGGTTGATATGCTCTAAATCATCAATGCGATGATTTGCGACTTTGATTTGTTCTTCAATGACGGGGATTTTCTCAGCAAAGGAATTGTGCTTGCGGACTTCCCGCGTCAACTCTTCAATTTTCACGTCTGTGACGGCTTGTGATTTGCTGTTAGCAATCAGGACACCCGTAAGGGTGACAATTCCCGATACAAGGGCGGCTATAATCGCGTCCATGGTATGCCCCCTTAATACACATCCAAACAAAACTTTGCATGATAATCATTGGCAATCGCCATGTACACGTCAAACAGGACTGTTTCGCGTTCGGCATCAATCATCTGTTGTGTGGTGGTAACTCCAATGTTACCCTGCTTAATCCAGCCGTGATTGTACATATCGGTGACTTTTTCTTTGCCTACCTCTTTGGCATCTTCGTGCCGGATATCGTGGGTCTTTGTCTTCGTGTCGGTCGTGCCTTTGGTCGTTCCGTCCGTCTGGCTTCCGGTCGTCTGGTCTTCGTGCCCGTGGGTCTCTGTGTCAGATGTGCCGGTGGTGTTGGTGGTCGAATTGGCTACAGTGGTGGAATTTCCCGTAAAGTCGGTGGTCTCTTTATGCTCCCCGTTTTCGGTGCTTTTAAAGGTTTCCTCTGCCACGGTGTGCGTCTGGTCGTCTGGCTGGTAGTCAGGCGCGTTCTCAGGGCTGATATCTCGTGTCACAGTCTGGTCAAGCTTCTTTGTGCTTTCCGTGGTCTTTTTGTCCGTGCCCGCAACGTCCGTCTTGTTGACGGTCGTGGTGGTGCTGGTATCGTCCGTGATAGACTTTCCTTCGGTCTCCGTATGCCCAGTGCCTGCGGTTTCGTCGTGCAGCTCTGTGCTGCCGGTCTCGTGATAGTCTCCGGTCGTCACCTGTCCCACGGTCTGCCCACTCTTGCCGCGATTGATGGCGGTTCTGTCCTGCGTTGTATCGCGGTCGGTGGTACGGATATCGGTGGTTCGCTCCTGTACGTCGGTGTTCCAGATAGGATTGTATTTAAGCTGCGTCGTGCTATAGAGTTTTTCCCAGATAGGCATGCTCTCTTGCACCCAATACCGGATAGCGTCCACCATCCAATACGGGTCAGGCCGGTAAAGAGGTGCAATACCGTGCTCCCGCATAATAATATGAATTGCAAGTTCTCTATTCATGCCAGCTGGCACAGCAAAATCACGAAACAGGCCTTCCGGGATATTGCACAGGAGCTTGCACGCACGGTCAAGGGCATCACTGCTTTGGTTCGTGCTGTTCTGGTTCGTCATGCTCCCCCAGTACATTGGCATCATCTGCACCCCCTTCTCTCAGCTCTGGCGGCTCGTTGATTTCGATAGAGATATTGGTTCCATACATATCATTGCACACTTTCACCGATTCGTCAAGAGAAATTTTCCAGACTTCCCGGCGATTGTACGTTTCAGCGTCCGCGCTGGCGCTTTCATTCGTCACAAGCCGCTCTTTTTTATCAGGCTGCACACGAATGCCCAGTTCACGGTAAAAGTCCTGCAAAGTCTTGCGTCTCAGATCGTACAGGTCAGGAAGAATAAAGTTTTTCGACAAATCGCGGTCGAACTGCATGATTGGCAGCTGATACTGTGCATCAGCCTTGTTCATGACGGGCTTTTGCAGCTGCCCGTTCACCACAATAGCGGGTTTACCGTTTTCGAGCTGCTCGAAAATCGTTTCAAGAGTGCGGCGGTCTTTGTCGTCTTTGGCGATAGCAGCATAAGCAAAACGGCTGTTTACGACGGCCTGCCGAATAGACACTTCAAGCTGCTGCATTTCGACGGCGTACTTCTCGATGATATCCCAGACCCCGCGATAGTCGGGGGTCAGCTTGATAACGGCGCATTCCGTGCCGATTTCAAGCGGCCTGTCAAACTGGAAAAACGGGGTCTGCACCATCATGCCGCGTGGCTGGAACTGCAGCCCAAAACCCGTAGGTGCACCCGGCTGCACAACAAGGCCGTATGTTTTGGAGTTGAACACAACAGCATAGCCCATGCGCAACAGCTGGTAAAGAAACGCGTCATAATCCCAGCCGATTTGCCCGGGGCCTGCTTCCGGCAGGCCATGGATTTTATAGAGCGCTCGCATACGCTGAAAGAAAGACCTTTCCCAGTAGTTGAGAACGTCCGTGCTCAGAGACGGGGGACGAAATCCACCGCATGCCTGCATGTCATAGCTTCCATTGTAACACTGATACATGTTAACACCTTCCTTATTCGATAAACACGCCGCCGTCCATAGCGGCATTGATGTAAGCGGTTTCTGCGCTGGTCGCCATAGGCGCCGCGACGGAAAAACCGCGCGTCTGGCAGTATCCTGCGGCAGGGGTGTCAATTTTCATCACGGGATGCCCGTACATGCTTTGAAAATTCGTGTCGTCAGTGGGCGGGTAGTAAAGCAGGGTCAAACACGCTTCCATAGACTGTAGCGCCGTTGCGTTTCCGGTCATGCTGCCCGCACACTGTGCGACGGGTGGAATCATCTGCATCACCGCGCCGCCCAATGACTGCATTGCAGAACCCATGCCTTTGGCTTGCGGTGACGGGTTTTTGTACAGCTCTCCATGAATGGGGCCGATGTCGATAGGAAAGCTTGCGGCACTGCTCAGTGCACCACCGCCCACCTGTAAGCCTATGCCAATAGCGCCAATGGTCGCCGCTGCCTGATTTCCGGTCAGGCTGATATTGCTTGCACCAATTGCATACTGCGATGCAATATTAGCGCTGCCCACGTATACCGTGTATGTTCCTGCATCCACCTTGACAGAAATATTGCCGTCAAGGAAAGAACAACACCACGTAACGGTCAAGGCTGCAACGTTGTTTACTTTATCGACAGGAATAGAAACCGTTCCAATAAACGGCACATACAGCAGCATCTGGCAGTTCAGCCGTTTCCAGTCCGACACAGGCCACGGTATGGGGATAGTGGTTTCACGTTTGATTTGAGAGTGCCCCATGACACCACCAGAAACACCGGTGTCAAAGTCTCCCAAAAAGACATTTTGACTGCTCTGCGGGATAACACTTGCCTTAATCGGAATCCAGATGCAGGAGCGGATACAATCCACAGCCGCACCACCGTACACGAAATTCTTTGCCAGATACTTGATAGCCTTATCCGTGGAGCTGTCTGCACCGCTGTAGGTCTCTGTAGTGCTGCCAACACGGGAAACAACACCGCCTTTTGCTTCCAATGCCGGTGGGTATGTGTCCACCGTGTTTACCTGTGTCGTTTTGGTCTGCACGTCAGAAATCATCTGCCCGAAATCGGCGGTGATATCCTGCTGAATGCTATCAATCAGGCGGGAAAGCGCCGTTTTGTTCATAACATAGGTGGTGACACCTGAACTCTTACCAACTGCCGACAGGATGAACGCGCCCTGCGTGCTATCAATGCATTCGTCCGTCACATCAAGCGCCACGCTTGCAACTTGCGGACGCTGTGCAACGTTCTGGCGGCTGTCCTGCACGCGGTAGCTGTCACCAGATGCATCAAATTTGTTATGCCCGTATACAATGTACGCTTTAGTTTTCTTGATATCGTCTGCAAAGGTCGCGAGTGCATCAATGGTGCAGGAGAATTGCCAATTGTTGGCGTTCAGAGCAGTAATGTCCTCAATCCAGTAATAGGCGTGCGTTTCTTCAATGTAACAGTAGTTGTACTGCGGCGAGATATTCAGACTGTTCAGCCGCACGTAAAATACCGGTGCTTCCATGCTGCAAGCCCGTTTCATGTAAAATGGAAACTCATCCGGCAGTTCAGACAGTGCAATGCGCTTTGTGCTGTTAAGCCGTTTCGAGACTTTGCCCAGATGTGCATGATAGCCGTGTTCAATACCTTCGTTATGGTCTGCCATGTAATAAACCTCTCTTTCCTTTAAAATAAAACAGGGGCGGCGGTGCGCCGCCCCTGTACACTCAGTTTGTCGGGGTTATAATGGAGCCTTTACGGCTCGTCGGACATGAACATCAGAATTGCATTCTGCGTCGGGTTCTGCGTGTAGTTCATCTTCCAATGGTGTTCCGTGTTGTAGTACTCGCCGGAAATGTTGAACGGGGTAGTATACACACTATCCTGATAGTAGGTCGTCGCCATAGCCTTGCGGTCATACAGCAGGCCCACAACATAGGACAGAGCAACCGCTCCGCCCGTCACCTGTTTGCCCGTGTTCACGTCGAACTGCGACGGGATGCAGGAGATAGCGGGTTTGTCGTTAATGTTCTGCCAGAAATCGACACCTTCATAGTTGCCGAAACTCAGATAGCCGGGGCCAAAGATGGCAGGATAGACCCAGCTGCGCGCGTCGTTGATAAGGGGCTGATACAGCAGCAGCTTCTGTTCGCTCTTCGGGGTGTGACGCAAAAGGTGCAGCGCGTTGCCGCCGTCGTCGGTGCATATAGGGGTCTGGTGGTAAAGAACGCTGCTGTTTTCCATCAGGCTGCTGGTAGTCTCCAACCACGACACGAAAAAGGAAAGAAATTCCTGCAGATGGGCGGTCAGCAGGTCATGCGTGGTGTAGGTCGTACCACGGGCCGCGTTGAAAGCTTTGGTCAAGTTCACATGGCATTCGGGGCGGTCAGAGTTGTACAGCGCACCCATAAAGTTAATGACCTGTGCCCGGTTCTCTGCGGTTTTCCAGCGGGCAATATCGTTTGCGATTTCGGTAGTCATGGCAGCAAGGAACGCGCTAAACTCGCTCTCGCTGGTGAATGCGGTCTTGAGCTGGTTCCTGAAAGTGGTGTAACGCTGGTTCAGCACCTTCTGCCCACCGTAGAACATTTCCAGCGGATAGCGTTTCTTGATTTTGTACATGTCAACGCTGTTGCCGTCCACCAGAATATCGGCATTCTGCGCGGTGTTGATGAACTTCGATTCATCAAAATCACCAGAGAAGAAAGCGATTTCACGGACAAACAGGCCCCATTCCTGCCGGTCGGTCTCGATGCTGGTAAACCGGCCCGAATAGGAACGGCTGGAAATGACCGTGCGCGCAATCATGTTAGAAAGCGCCTGCAGGGTTCCTTCCATGCTCTGGTCAAGGCACATCTGTCCAACCTGAATGAAACTGGCGGTGTTGATGGCCTGAATGGTAGCGGTTTGTCCGGTAACTTCTTTTACCAGCGCATTGGCAATGGTGTAAATGTCAGTCGGACGGAACACGCTCATGCCCTTCAACTCAGGCATGTTAGTACGGGATTTTGCCATTTGTTGCTCCTTTCTGCCGTTACTTTACGGCGCTAAAGTCAGGGCTTGCAGGCGCTTCGGCAGGCTGCACCAGCCCCAGAATGATATCTTCCACGCTGGTAACGGGGGCAGGATTTCCCACGGTGCCAGCGGTCGGAACGGTTTTTGCGTTGATGGCGGCGGTCAGGTCTGCAATCTGCTGCGCCATTGCCGCCATAGGGTCAGGGGTCACAGGCTGCTGTGCTGCAGGAGCGGCAGCGGGGGCCGCGCTCTGTGCCGGGGCCGTGATAGGCTGGCCCTGCTGCGCGCGTTCCAAAGAAAGCATCTGCTGCACCTGCTGTGCCGTGAATCCCATTTTGCCCAGATTCAGAATATCGTTGATAGTCATGTGTATCATCCTTTCCACCGGCTCGAACCGGTTCTAACATCGACGTGTGTAAAAGTCTTATAAATGCCAATGCCGCCGCTGTTTCCTAAAAAGATTTCAGCAATCGCGGCGACTTCGGCGGGGGTCTTTGTGCGGACAGGCCGGTGCATTTTGTCAAAGTGGCCCACCCAGATATCGGCAGCCAGCCCATAAAGGTGCTTGCTATGGGGGGCGCTGCCTTTCTGCTGCCGGTTCCAGCTTGCGGTGCGGAATCCGCTATTAATGTGCACAGCGTCGCCGCACACTTTGCGGATGTTTTCCAGCAGTTCAACAAGTCGGGGGTCTACTGCTACGAAATCCTGCCCATCACGGCACTGAAACTCTGAAAGTTTAAAATGCTCAGACAGACGGGCATTTCCGTCCACGCTCATAAAATACACGTTTACCATAAATTCACCCCCTTTCTAAGGACCTTAGAGGGATACGCGCCTTTTGTACGGCGCTATTGCCAACATTCTAAAGCCCTTTCTTGTTTCTGAAAGCAGAACAGGAGCAGAAAGCCCAGCTGCATATAGGATGCGGTGTTCTGCTCTCAGAAACGCGGGGGCATGGAAAAGGAAAAGCCAGCCGCGCACCCTTCCGGGGTGTTCCTTTTGTGCGGCTCCCCCGCTCCTTAATCATACACCCTTTAATCTTTAATGTCAAGATAGTTTCGGGTTTTGAGCAGCGCGGGAACAGACGAAAAATCTACTTGCCCCAAACATATCATAGGGCGCAATTCAGGGTGAACGGCCTGCAGCTGCGTTGCTGCCTGTGGGCTGCTCCCGTAATGCTCCCTGCCACTGTGGGGGCTTTCACAAATGTAATAGTGCAATTCGTCCATTTGATACGCATACAGTCCAGCAAACGCGAACAGCGGTGTCATACCTTTCAGGCTGCGGGGGCGCACGTTCTCAAGATTATTATACACGAATTGGTTTTCCATAGCCATTTTGTAAAAGTCGCCTTTGCCTGCAAGATGCTTCATCAGCGCGGTTTGCTTGCGGCGGTCGCTGATACGGTCGCTATGCGGCATAGCAATAAACACACCCGTGTCTGTCATGCACCACTCTTTCCCGTTCCTTGACATTTTTGCAACAAGGTCAGTGCATCCCAGCTGTTCAAGAATCGGGCTTGAAATATCAAAGGCGTTTGCAAGCAGCCACATGCGCAAGGGCGGTTTTCCTTCCAGCTCTCTATTTCCGCACACTGTAACGTATGCATTCAGAAGCGCTTCCCCCTCTGCTTTGCGCTTTGCAATAATTCTTTCAGGGATAAATTCATCAAAAACAAGGTCTGAAAACACGTTACCATTAAATCCGCGAATGCCTGCAATGGACGGCAGCGCCATACCAACGGCGCGTTTATTGCCGATATGCCATTTCTTGCGCCCGTCTTTGTCCTCTTCGTCCGTGTATTCAATATCACCGATTGAATAGGATATTTTACCCGCTTTCAGAATGCCGATATCATATCCCACGGATTGCAAAGCATTGAACGGATTCAAGTCAGGGTCAGCGGCGACGGCCTGCAATTCGTTTACAGTGCGGCGCATGTACAGAAAATACTTGTTTTCGTCAAGCATGTATTTCAACGTGCCGAACGTTTTACCTACTTGACGTTTACCAATAATGATATTGCACCAGCAACCTAAAGCGGCGACAGCCGGGATATTCACCCAGCCGTCGCCGGTATACAGGTCAAGCGCAATATCTTTGTTGCGCTTGCTCATAATTTTATACCTCTACTTCGTCCGTGTTCGTCTCGTATGCTTCACAAACTGCATTCTTCACAGCCTGCGCGGCATCTTCGTCAAAGTAGACACGGAAATTGTCGTAGTATTTGCCGTTCTTGCCTTTGTTGGCGCTGGCCGTGATGAACGTGCTCTTTTCTCCCTCAACCAGCCGCATACCGTACAGGTCAATGCCGTACAGACGCAAAGTAAAAGTCAAACAGTTGTCTGCAACCTGTCGCACGCTGCGCACGACGGCATGCAAATTGTGCAGCATTTCCACGGTGACGCGGGGGCCGTCTGCGGCTTTCTTCGGGGTGGATGCGTTGTTCTTTTTTGCGAATTCCATAATAATTCTCCTTTGTTATCTGTCAGTTATGTTCCATGTGGATCAGCTTACTTTGTGGTATTTGCTGCGATGGTACGCAACAGGTCAATCATGGTGTCTTGCTTCTGTTCGATGGTCTGCAGATGGGAAATTGCGTCGGTCTGGTTTGTCTTGACCTCTGCCATTTCATCCACGAAATTCTCGAAAAAATCCGTCAGCTTTTCGAGAATCTCTTTCAGCTTGTTATTGATATCCTGCATATGTTCACCCCCTTAGAACATCCAGCGAATAAGGAACTGCAGCCCGGCAGGGGTCGCACGTTCCGGATAAAGCGCGGTAGGCGCTTCCGGAAAGATATCCGCAATGTGATGATTGTATGCCTGCAAGTAAACATTCAGGTCTGCAAGAGACCGCTCCCCAAATGCGTGCGGGTCATACGTGGGGGCGAACGGGAAAGCCTGCCGTGCTGCTTCGACCAGCGCGGGGCGGGGCAGGGGCTGCTGTGCTGCCAGATTCTGCACCGCGTTAGTCAGCTGCCCGGCAGGGTCGAACACCAGCCCGATAACGTTCCCCGCGATATCTTCCCAGATTTCAACCTTCGTGATACTTGCCATATTAAATCACCCCGTCCATGTCTGCCAGATTCAGCAAATTCCGCATGTCCACAATGTCCGCGCTCTGAACGACCGCGCCAAACTTCGTGCGCTCAAAATCGTACAGTTTGAAACGCTGGCCCGGATACGCCGCGTTCAAACGTTCCAGCAGCTGCGCGCGGTTCTGTACATCGACCACGCAGATGGTCTTAATACCGTCCTCAAACTTGCAAATTGCGGTCATGTAATAGCCTGTCAGTTTCATAATATTTTCCTTTCTGTCTGTTGTGTTGAAACCGGTCTGGTTTCTGATTATATTGTAACACGTCGGCAGCGCTGATGTGTTAACAAACTATGAACAATTTGTGAAAATCTGCATCGTGAAAGCAATAATTTTGCCGCTTTCATCTCGTAGTATCCACACATCGGCGCTGCCGCATTGATTGCTGTATCCCTCTAAATACTCCAAACTCATGCTAATACCTCACATTCCATTAAAAGACTACGTTCATCCGATACCCGGTATTCGCGTTCGGTCATAACGACCCACGACGCGGAAACCGTGGGTTTTGCAAAATCAGCGCGCTGGCGTATCGGTTCATCATGGTATGCCAGACATTGACCGCCTGCAGGGGAAATCAAAAGGCCATCCCTCAAGTTGTCAATACTGCCGCCAAGGGCCTTGACACCCGCTTTCTTGTTCACACCCGCAATGGTGCTTTCAATCGTGCCGTCAGCGTCAACACAAGCATAGCACTTTGCGTGCAGAAATCGGAAAGCCTGCATACCATACCGGTCATGCGGGTGTTCGTCCTCTGCAACACCAATATAGACTTTGCTGCCGTCTTTCTTTTCAACCACGCAATTCCGAGACACGCACTGCTCACGAATAACAGCGTTGTAGTCGTCAATAGCAGATTGTTTTTCGCCCTCAAATTTACAACTGTCTGTGTCCCAATAAATAACCCTCTCCCAGCCAACACGCTTTAGCATGTCCCACAGCTTGAGACGGGACATTGATGCAGTCCACAGACCCCACAAGAAAGGAAATTTCTTCTCTTGTGACATTCTGATTTCATCGTCTGTTTTGCCCTGCAAATTCATAGTCCAGCTTTTATGCGTGCATTCCAGTGTGTCAGGGTCACAGCCGTATTCATCACGTACCGTTTTCTGCGCACACGCACCGAAAATGGTGTTGACACAGATTTTTGCAAAGGCATAGTCTGGACTGCCTTTCTCTGATTCTTTCACCCGGAACTTTTCGTAAATCGTCTTGCGAAAAGAATCCGGCAAATAATCCAGCCTAAATGCCACGCTTTCCGCTGCGACTATTTTATCATAGGTATACCCATCAATGAACCTCTGGTAGTCGTTTGAATCACAATACCAGAAAAGAGCATCAGCCCCCAAAACTCTACCGTTATCCAGTTCATCAAGGCCCGACACGTCAGGGCATTTACTGAAAGACATACAGGGGTCAGGGCATTCAGGCTTACACCGGGGATTGATAATGCAAAGTTTAGCTATCCAGCCATACCCTGCATTAATGAATTTCTTCAAATCCTCTTCGGACAAGTCGGCGGGCAGCGTTACAGGCGCACCAGATGGAAATTTCCATAAAAGCTGCTGCGACGGGTGCGCACTCTTGAAATCGTAAGAATTGCAATTTGTATAGGTGCGACCAGCACGCCAGCGCGTACCGTGGGTATCACCACCCGCCATACAGTGATATGCAAGCGCCATCTGTTCACGGTCAAGCTGCAGAGCCTTGATAGCTGCCATGCAACGACGGTCTGGCATGATTTCTTTGCGTACAGCTTCTATAACCATACCTGTGTTTGTGTAAGGGATTGTAGCCTGATTGTACCCGTGCTCTGCTTTCAGTCGTTCAATTGCTTCGTACAGGCCCAACACATCATTGACACAGTACGCAAATTCTGTATCTGTCAGCGACGTATCAGGAGTGCGATAAACAGTATAATCAAGGTCGCCTGCAAGTTTTGCGTGCTTGCAACCTTCCGTTGCCCTAGCAAGACTTTTTTGAAACAGCTTAAAACTGTCCCTAAATTCTATACCATTATCAAAGCGCAAATACAAGGGCTTGCGGCTCTTCGTATACAAGCTATCAGCCAGACCCCAACGGGCCGTTAACAGCTGCATAATGTATTGATGTTCATAGCCTAAATTATGCACATACAACACAAGCCGGTTCTTTTCATTGACTCCCCACTTATCCACCAGAGTTTCAAGCATTTCTGCCCACTCTTCAAAATACCGGGGGACAATGACTTCACCACCAATACAGGTCTGCCAACTGTAAGCAAAGCCGTCTGTGTCGGTGTTCGTGGTCTCAATATCAAACGTTGCTGTTACGTCCAGATAGCTTGACATATATTTCCGGCCTTTGGTGCGCTTGACTTTTCGCGGACACACAAGGCGCGGCAAATATTCAGCTAAACATTCGCTAACAAGCACGCCTTGCGTTTCTCTCATTTACGTGATTCTCCTTACATAGTCTAGCAGCGCTTGACCTTTTGTCGTCTGGTCGTCCCTGTCTGCCGATATGATATCTTCCAAAACGTCCGAATTGTTACCGGTAATAGCGTCATAAATTTTATCGCTATCGAAAAGCTTTTCTGCGGCTTTGGTGAAAAATTTCTGCACCGCCATGTCCCATTGCTCTTGTGTGCCTTTGAACCCCCGCTGCACTGCGGTTTGATACCGTGCATCTTTGATTGCTCTTACACCGGTAACGGTGCTTGATTTCATTGTCATAAATTCACGCAGCTGCAAATACTGGTGCTTGAGCGCCGTCCTGTCGGCGCTTTCTTTGGGCCGCTCATTAAAACGGGGTTTAATTTTGCCCGGCATTTGGCTCTCTGCGTACTTGTACGCACCTGTTTTCGCTGTGTTGATAACGTCGCTTTTTTCCAGAGCGCGCAAACGCTGATTCGCGGCCTTTGCGGCCTTGCGAATGACCTTCACAAGCTCCGCGTTTGTAAGCCGGTTCGGGTCTGTTGCGTCTGGACTGTAATATGCCCATGTTTGCGGCGCGTACTTTGGCAAATGTTTAGCGCTTCGTGCCATGGTGATTGCTCCTTTCCGTTACCCAATACCAAAGTTTTGAGAAAACCCAAACTACTGGCGTTGCCACTACAATTGCACAAAACAAACAAAGACTTCCATAAAGGAACATCAAAATAATATCGTGAATCACTGCCATACACGCATACTCATAAAACAAAGCCATAAACATTACTGAAACACCTCTATTCTAAATCCGTCCATGGTTTCCGTCAACACGCAATCTGCAGACCCCGCAAGGCACTTGCGAATGCAGTCATAGAACTTGCGGATTTCGCGGGGGTCTACATAGACACAGCTTGACGCATACCACGAACCTTTATTGCTCTGATACACGTAAATGTGACATACTTTAAATGCCGCCTTGCTTCTTGTGGTCATACTTGTTATATCTCCCTTCCTGATTCTGCCAGTGCCGCAACGCATTACGGTATTCTACAAAGCCTTTGTCTGATGCATACGCCGTCAAGATGTCATGTTTTTCATCGTATCGGGCCGAACGGATTTTGATATTCTGCCCGATATCGCCCAAACGGCTAAAATAGTCGTTCAGGACTTCCGAACCACTCCAGAGCACACGACAGCGGGTCAGGTGGTCGGATGTGCCTAAAGTAAATCTGTAATAGTCTTTCAAGGTCATACTATTTTCACCTCTTCTATGTCTCCGGTTTTGATATTGCGACGCATGTACCCGACGCGCCAGCCAAAGCCGTTATACGATTTAAGAAACATCCAGTATTCATAGCGTCCGTATATTACATGATTTTCTTCGGTCAGAAAGCGGATGTATTCAACTGGCAGTTTGATTATTTTCATCTTGTACACACTCCTTTCTATGCTTATTATACCACAACGGACGTGCACATATGTTAACAAATCATGAACAATTTGCATCATCTCTTTACTGTCCTAAAGTACCGGAACCGATTTTGCATGTTCGGCATTGTGCACAAAAATGCGTGAGATATTGGGGGAAATTTCGGCGCGCTTTAGCACTTTAAAGCGGTAAAGATTTTAACTTT